AACTAGTTCCGCCCTCTCTTAGTTCGTAGTATTCAATAGGTAATGTTAGAGTACCAGTAGTTGCTGGATTCCATGAAAATAATAGTTTACTTTCTTTCATTACGCAATTTAAACTACCTGTAGGAGCATTTGGTGCTGCAATAGTTGTACTAAGAGTTGCTTTTGGAGATATATTTCCTAACATATCTACTGCTTCTATTGATATAGCTTTTGCAGTAGAACCAAATTTCCATTCTAAGGAGTATGTAGTTGCTGATGTTTCATCTATTTTTACTATATTACCAACATCACCAAAATAAATATTATATTTTGCTATAGGGAAACTATTTGTTGAAAGAATAGAAGGATCCCATGTTGCAGTTAATGTAGTACCTGATAAAACTGTTTTAAGATTTGCTGGTGTAGCCGGTGCTGGTACCGATACTACTTTTGTTACTTTTGGGGATACATTGTTTAAAATATCAACAGTTACTATATCAAATGTTTTACTTAAACCAGTATCAGCCCATGTATATTCAAATTTAGTAGCAGTAGTTTCACTTAAAAGAACATTATCTAAATATATTCTGTATAGTTTGGTATCTGCATCTGTGGAATCTGGTATTGGTGCAATCCAGCTTAAAGTTAGTTTATTTGAAGTAATAGAACTAGTTAAACCAGTTACTATGTTAGGCAATGTAAAAGTTCTATTAATATTTAAATCAGCTACACTAGCCTGTCTGGAGTTATCTATGGTTTCTATTGTAAATGTTTTTGATAATATACTATCGACCCATGTATATTCATAATAGGGTGTAGTTATTTCTGCAAGTATAATTGGATTAGTATTAGTACCATTAGTAGTACTATACATATAAACTCTATATCCATATATACTGCTCATGCCAGTGCTTACTACAGGCGGAGTCCAACTTAGTCTTAAAACTCCATTTTTAAATGTAGACAATCCATTAGTCGCAGCACTAGGATATAGTAATGTACTAGTAGTACTTGTTACAGAGTTATTTACTAATATTGGTAGAACTGCTGGTGCGGGTACCTGTGATAGTAGTATTTTTGCAGTTACATTATCTATTACTACATTATTTAGTTTATATGTTCTGGACCAATTACCTGAAGTATCTTTAGCTTTTATATAGAAAATATGTGTTTGTCCAGAAGCATACTTTTGCTGTAGTGTAATATTGGTATCTTTACCTCTATATACATATGATGTATCTGAGTCTACCCCCCAAGTATTGTATCTTACTTCGTAATAATCAATATCTAAATCTGGAAGTGCATCCCATTTTAAAACTATTGCATCATTTACTAGTGAGGCTGTAAAATTAGTTATATCTCCTGGGCTAACTGTTTTTCCTAGCACAGTATATGTGGTACTAACTGTATTAGATTTTACTCCTAGCGCATTAACTGCTTGTACACCAATAGTGTATGTACCCTCAGAAATATTTTCTATTTCTACTACTGGTATACCTACAGTTGCAAACTGTGAGTTGGAGTTAGTAGAAGTTTTTGTGTATGTTATTAAGTAGTTGAGTGTATTGGCATTATTATTATCCTGCCAAGAAATAAGTAGTTTATTACTTAAAGTATTTGATCCAGTTACATACATATGTTCTTTTACAGATATACTAGAAATAGACTGAGGTACTTTTGATACCGCAGTAACTGCCTGTCTAGATACATTTAAGTTATTTTCAATCGCATTAAATTTACTTGCATTGTATGCTAAAGCTGTTATATCTAAAACGCCTTTTGAGGATTCAGCAACTGATATAACTCTCCAAGTTTGTAATGCTAAATCACTAATAGCTACTACCCACACTGAGCCGACTTGTATATCTAGTAAATCAGTTGTACGTACTTTTAATACTGATTGTTCTGTATTATTTAAGTCATTAAATAGTGGAAAAGATAGAACACTGCCACTAGAAGATTTTAATAAAGCGGTATAGGTTTTTCCTACTTCAAAATATATGGGGCTATCTATAGTAACTTCAGCAGAAGTACCAGGTACAGTTGCAATATCTACTACTCGGCCACCTAAACGTTTTCCTGCCCTAAAAGGATCTTGGGTTTGAATAACATCTCCTGGTTGACAGATTAACCCATCTAAACCAGTTTTGAATGATACAGTCTCGGTTTCGTATTGTTCTGTGTATAGTAACCACTTACCCAATCGATGTGCTTGCCCCTGGGATGTGCAACCCATAGCAGCTAATTCAGTTTGTATAATACCATTTTTAATTATGGAATCAGAATCTTCAACATACTCTATTTCTAGTTGATATTGATTTTCTGGATTATTCCAAGATACTAGTGCTACATTATGTCTTGTTTTTGCAGAAGTACCGGTATATGTGAAACTACCATCAATTACATTAGCTGCATTATATACAGCATCTACTGATCTTGGGGAATCTTGTGATGCAGTAACTAGTCCAGTTGCCCAAAATACCATACCTCTAAATATAGATGCCATATTTGATACTACTTTATACGCATCTTCTCGAGTTTGTAGATAAAGGTTACACGTAAATCTAGGTTCAAATGAACCTTTACCATCTGGAACAAGTCCATCACAATACTGTGCAATACTATAAAGAGTCCATTTATCTACAAAAGCTGGTGCTACTACATCTCCTAAGCCATATCTAGTATTTGTTACTATATCATAAAATACCCAAGCAGGATTATCTGTCCACTCTGTTTTAAATGTACCAGTCCATATACCAGTATATGTTCTAGTTTTAGGATTATAGTTAGAGGGTACTTTACATTTAATTCCATATATTTCGAATGAACGTGATGGAATACTTGAAAATTGTTCCGCATCTATTTGTGTATATACTAACGCACTATTAGGATAACTAAGCTTCGCATTAATTATTGCTGTATTACTAGACCAGTATAGTTCATTAGCAATATTAGCCGTTGCAGCATCATCAGTAATTCTAGTTGCTCTTAAAGTCCAGGGACCGGTACCTGGTAAAGCAAATTGATAGCCGCGTTGATATTTACTTAAAGTTTTTCCTGATATAGTTGCAATATTAGTTTGTGTTGCAGAGTAAGTTTTTGGTAAACCTACAAGCTGTGCAATTAATGAGCTAAAAATACTACCTGGCTGGGCAGTTACTACATTACCATTTGCATCAATCTCTACCTCACCACTACTACCGATTATACTGTTTTCAATCATAATTATCCTTATATTCCGATAGCTACTGAACCAGTTGATACACCATTGAATTCAACCTTATATTCATATTGTCCTAAAGGATGTGGTATTAAAATATTTTGAACATAGTTTTGTGGGGTTCCAACTGTAGAGTTATTTATACCACCTATAGTACTTTGCCATGGTTGAAGTCCATAACCATAAGCATAAGTTGTTACAGATGCTTTACCTCTAATAGTTCTTTCACCAAAAACAGTCCAAGCAGTAACACCAACTTTTCTATAAGATATACGTACTACAACAGTTTCCTGTACTGTACTTGAAGAAGTTCTCCATACTACACGTAGTGTGCTACTAGTACATCCAAGTGGTTCTTTATAGTTACTCCAACCATTTATTGCAGAATCATATGTACCTGAAAAAGTACCTACACTGGTTAAATTAGTTCCAATAGGTACAAATCTATAGGCTGTATCTGTAGATGACTTTACTTCTAAAGTAAACTCTACGCTGGAGCCATTTATATCGCCATTGGAAGTATTTTGATTTGTAAGTTGTGGTATTTCAAATGTTGCATATAGTACATCTGCACCTGTAGTATCAACATTTTGATATATTGGGGTTGCTTTTAATATTTTTATACCTACTGGTCTAACATTTTCTACACCATCAAGATCATTAACAGGAGTCTGTGTTTGTGTACCATATCTATAATCAACAGCAACATCTTTGAAATTATATGTACCATTTTCATTTTGTAGGGGTACACCATTATAATAGATAGACTGGTGCCCAGCAACTAGCCCCTCTATTTCGCCTTCTGAAATAAGATCTAGTATTCGCACATACTGTTT